GCATGCATTCCAGAAGATACTCCTACAAGTTGTGACACTGTTCCTGAGGGCTTTACACAAGTTATAGCTGCAGACTCATTGATTCCAATTCTATCTGCCTCCGCCTTGTTGATAAATCTTGCAACTTCTCTAATATCTTCCAAGAATTTTCCAAGCTTATTTAGATCTTCCTTTCCAGACATAAACTTATGTCCGAACTGTCCTGTGAGAGAGACTCCAAGTAGGCGTTCTTCTTCAGTGTTATCTTTCCAAATCTTACGAAGATATTTAAAGTCTGTAAGAGTTGACTGCCATGTTCCAAGAACTGTTGCCAACTTTACCTTATTTTCAATATCCTTCAATGAGTCATTCTCACGAATTACAACTTCTGATAGGTTGCAAAACTGATAAGGGCGAAGGATAATTTCTGAGCAAGGGTTAGTTCCGTAATGGATTTCAGGGTCTCTACGTCCCCATCTTGCTGCTTGCTTTTGAGCAGCGGCAACATTGTATATGCCACGCTCACCTGATTTTGAGTCATATAGATTCTTCCATTCCGCAATAAACTGCTCCATTTCTGGTTTGCGAGAATATGCTACTGAATTGTTTGATAATGCACGTTGTGTATTGTTTTCCCACCAGTTGCCAGATTTTGCTGCTGCCATTTCGATATCGTTAATGTTAGAAAGAGAGATCATCGCAGAACGACGAACACCACCAACAACAACAACTTCGCCAATCTTACACATAATGTCATGGGCTTCGATAGGCTTTAATTGACGACCTGCTGCTCCTTTAAACTTTGCGATTGTAAAATCAAAAAGGTTGATTAATGGCTGTGGTCCAGAAGAACGTCCGCCCATTGTCTTAAGGCGAGCTCCTGCTGGGCGAAGCTTTGATACATCAATTGCTGGAATTTGTCCTGCCCACAACATTGCAAGCAGTTCACGATAAGCCTTTGCCCAACCAGTCTTTGAATCTTCAACGACGATTACAGTTGTAGATTTTTCAAATGACTCTGGGACGGCAGGAAGTTTGTTAACGTACTTATATTCAACAGAGAATCCGACACCAGTTCCACACATTAAAATGTACATTGTTTCATCAAATGATCTTGGTGAATCAACTGGTACGAATGAGCAGTTGTATCCTGCAACATGGTCTCTATCAAGAGCAGCACCTGCAGTCATTACTGCTCGCATTGAAGGCATTACATTTCTGTCATATACTGCTTCTTTTAATTCATCTACAAGCTTTTTATCTGGTGAGTAGTTAAAGTTTTTCTGTAGGTGATTTAACATAAAGTCAAAATAACGATCTACAGTTTCTCCCCACTTTTCACGACGATTCTCATCTGGTATCCATCTTGCATACCGAGATAAAGCAATAAAATTTTCATATGGGTTTTCAATAACTCTTGACATGTAGCACCTTTTCTCCGCCTTGCGGTTAAATTTAAAAAATAGATAGAGTCTTATTCTAGCAAACTTTATTTATGATGGGAAGGGTTTAAGAAAACTTTTTAAAGATATGATCAAATGCATTATTGGTCAACTGATTCCAATTGTATTCTTTATGTATTTCAGTTGACTGAGCATAATAGTATCCTGAATATGCATTAAAGTTAATTGATACATCTCTCATAAGTTCAAGTAGATGTTGATAGTTTGGTTCATAAACTTTTCCTTCATGTGGAAATGGCCAAGGAGAATCTATCAATTCCGACTTTAATTTTAAAGGTCCTAGATATTTTTGATAATGTGCCCAACCATCTGTACAAATTGTTGGCATGCCAGTAGCTAATGCTTGTAATGGTATAAATCCAAATCCTTCACCATAACTTGGATAAATTAATACATCATGATCATGATATAATTTAACTAATTCTTCTGTACTCATATCTTTATCTATTATATATATATTATTATATAGAACATTTGGTAAACCTATTATATTCTTATCTATATAGTTATTATATATTCTAGTAGTATTATGTTTAAAGACTTTAAGTGTTAATGAATACCTCGGATCATTACCAAAAAGTTTCGCAAAAGCATCAACAACCATTTGGCCCGCCTTTCTTGGCGCAGGTTCACCAACATGTAAAAACTTTATCACTCCATTATCTCGGCGGCGGCGGGGCTGCCAAACAGAATCAATTCCATGTGGAAAAACACGAACATCTTTATACCCATTATCCTCAAAAACATTTGCACACCAATCAGAAGTTGTCCATATCTCATCAACTAAACTTAATGTCTGACGCCATCTTTCAGGTATTACAGTTGATTCCCATGGAGTATAACTGATTTGATATTGATTCTTATGTAACTTAAAATAATCTGGTTGTGAAAAATTTAATTGAACTGGAGCTTTTGATGTTTGAAATCCAACATTATTTCCTAAATTATTTAATGAATCTACTATTTTTGTGCCAGCATGACCATAACCATTGTTGGTTTTCATGTTTATTATCGGTGTTGAAAATGAAATTAACATAATATTTTCTGGTCAACTAGCTTGACACCTTTTGTCAAACAATGCTACTATTATAGTTCGTTATCTCTAAAGGAGGAAATGCCAATGGAGAATATAAAGCAAAAGCTGAGCGATGTGGCTCATAGTTGGACTGCTATAGGAATGATAACATTGTTTCTATTCGGAGTCCAGCCTTCACCGATGCCAAACGCACAAGCTGATGTTGTTGAACAGAAAACGGTTCAAGAACAAAAACAAGAAGCAAAACAACTGAAAAAAGAAACGCTGGAAAAATTCAGCAATACTGTGTACAAGTCTTCACAGATGCTTACAGATAAAGAGTTGCTGCAACTACTCAAAGCTGTAGGTTTTGAAGGCAAAGCCCTTAAACTGGCTTGGGCAGTTGCAAAGTCGGAGTCCAATGGACGACCAATGGCTTACAACGGCAACAGGAATACTGGAGACAGTTCCTACGGAATTTTTCAGATCAACATGCTGGGAAACCTTGGCGATGATCGCAAAGAAAAATTCGACCTGAGATCAAACGTACTATTATTTGATCCAGTAATTAACGCAGAGATAACGTACTACATGACCCAGGGCGGAAATGACTGGAGTTCATGGTCATCCATGAAAAATGGATCGGTTGGCAAATGGCTAGCCGAATTTCCTAATCAATAGGAGAAAGTCATTGAAGATACAAGTAGTATCTAAATATTTGGCTTTAGCAGAAGAGGGCCTTGTGTCTAAATTGGATTGCCCAATGGACCAAGGCCTTCTAATGCCTAACCAAACAATAGATGATAAAATTTACCTGTATTGTCTTTCTTGTGAATATAAAAAGGATTTAGGATTGGACCTTTATGGAAAAATGGAACAAGCAGTCAGATCCAACTGACGGCGGGATTATAGAAGAAACTGATTCAATGGGTAGAGAAAAATTCTGGGAAGATTTAGGTAGAGCAAATGAGTGATCAAGAAGAGAAGCAGGACTTATCAGAAAACCTGGATATGGTCAATTATATTATGCTTCACCGTATTTATGATGTAATGACTATTATCGCCAGTAAATTAGTAGGAACAGAAGAAGTAGACAAGATGATTAAATATCATGACCAAGGATATTTATTGGGTCCTGCCCCATCATATACTCCACAAGAAGAAAATGAATAAATTATATATCGATCAAATTACTCGATATATGAATAATGCTCGTCTTCAATTTCAGAATTACTATGATGATCAGGCTATGGCAACTGGGGCCATGCAGTGGTTTATTCAAAGGCTCGAAAAAGAGCTAGGAAATTGCCACGGCGTAGAAAACGGTAGATGCCAGTTCTACTGGAAGCATGATGATTGCATCCGTCTAATGGCCCTTCTAGCCGATTTAACGGGGGATGAAAAATATAATATTAATAACGCAAAAGGTAGCTCCTGGGATTAAAAAGTAGTTGACTTAAAAAATAAGATATGTGATACTTAGAAATGCACGGGTCGTAGCATCCCACCGTTTGCTCCTCGTGCATGTGCTTCGGCGCAGCAGAACCCAATTGGATCCGCCTCCGATTGGGTTTTGTCCTTTATATAGTGCAATTGCATCGCATTGCAAAAAATAAGTGCAAAATGCAGTGCTTCGGCGAGAGAAGAGAACAATATCAAATATAGCGGTATAATATCAATATGGCAGTAAATCACGGAATTATTCAAATAGGTGCAACAGCTACATCACTTAGCAATTGGCACATTCAAAGATCAGAGTGTTCTATGATCATTAAGAATATTTCCTTCAATAACGTCTACATTGGCGCAGGCCATGTAACCACAAGCAATTATGGATTTCGGCTTTTGCCAGAACAGACTTTAAGTATTACACTTGGACCATATGATGAAATCTATGGAATAACTGAATCTACGGCGGAAGTTTCAATATTGGTATTGGAGAACTAATGGCAACATATATTAATGCTACATCGGGAATACCTCAGTATTCTCCTTCTACTCCCGCCTCTTTTGGTTTTGATTCATTTGGTAGAACTAAGACATCACAACCATATACGCTATTTGATAATCAACATAGGTATACATCAGGAGATGAGTTTAGTGATATTACTTCTGGTACTGCCGCCGTTTCTTATTTAGAGAATGAATCTACAGATCTCTTTACTATTGGAACAGCTTCGGGAGATAAGATTTATAGAGAGTCTAAGAAGTGTTTTCCATACCAGCCAGGAAAAGCTTTGACAGTTATGCAAACCTTTGTGATGGCTCCAACAAAGACGGGGCTTCGCCAAAGAGTTGGCTACTTCTCC